CTGGGGAAAACAAAGAAATTATACATGGCAAGAAATCCAGGGTTCATTACATATAATTAAAACTGAAGAGATTATGTCTGTGCGATCATTACCTTATGCACAATACTTGATAAATAACTAAAAAGTAAAGTATAACTCATGGGTTGGATAGAAGATAAAACAAGAACTTTTGAGTATAACGGTGTAAAATATTACACAAGAACAGATGATGATGGAGGAGATAAGGGACAAATACAAGTATGGAATGCTGAAGACGGCCGACATTTGGGTACCTTTCCAAAAGACAAAACCAAAAAATTTGAAAAGAATGTTAATATCTTTGATTATGATCCTGTGACAGATGAAGAAATAAAAGATATTAGAAATGATCCAAAATTCGCAACAGCAACTAGAGCAGCATCAAAAGATACTGTAATAACGGTCACAAGAAAAGCCTGTATGGATAAGACGAATGCTGATGGGTCTTCCAACAGTGCTGCTGATTGCCAAGCAAAAGCAGAGAAGGTAAATGATGAGTTATCACTTAATGATGACCAATTAGAAGCTCAAAATACAGCAGAAAATGAGAATAAGGGTGATGCTGATGCTGATACTGCTGATGCTGATACTGCTGATGCTGATACTGCTGATGGTGACAATGAAACATCTCAGTTTTCAGAGGAAGAAACAAAAGATATTAACGCAGATGTAGGAAGAGAAGATTATGGAGGAGATATGATCTATCCTCTTGGTAGGCATGACACTCAAGACTATATGTTATTTGAAGTATTAAAATATACACCCAGAGGATTAAAAAATAGTGATGGTTCTGGTGGACCTTTAAAAAGCAGAGCCAATAAAACAGATAAGGGTGAGAGAAAACCTATAGCAATAATATCTCTTCCAATTCCCGCAAATATTCAAGATACTAATGTTGTAGATTGGCAAAAAGACGATATAGATGAAATGCAAAAACAGATGGCAAACCTTACTAGTAGTGCAATAGAGGGTAATGTTAGCGAGGGTGTACAAGAGGTGAAAGAAGGAGTGAAAAAAGAAGGATCTCTGAAGGCTGTAACAGAAGGATTAAAAAACACTATTACTGGCGTAAAAGCTATGCAAAGAGAAAAAGGTGCTGTATTTAATGAAAATACTGAGTTATTATTCAACGGTCCTGGAATGAGATCTTTTAGTTTCAGTTTTAGACTTTCACCACGAAGTGCCAAAGAAGCAAAAATGGTCCGAAGAATTATAAGGACATTTAAAGAATCAATGAGTGCTAAAAAATCAAAGCAGTTCTTCTTTATTAAAGCTCCGAATACATACTGGATCTCTTATATGTCTGGTATCACAAAAGAACTCCATCCTTGGTTAAATAAGATTAAAGAATGTGCATTAACCAATATGACAGTGCAATATGCTCCGGATGGTAACTATTCAACCTTCTCTGATGGTTCTATGACTTCATATATGATGCAATTAAGTTTTAAAGAAATAGAACCAGTATTTAATACTGATTATGAAGAAGGTGGAAAGGACGAGATAGGATACTAAAATGGCAAAACCTTATTTCAGACAAGTTCCAGATTTTAATTATGTTAGTCGTCTTCCAGATGCACAAATTGGAGATTATATTAGAGTAAAAAACTTCTTTAAAAGAGTAAAATTAAGAGATGATATCTTCCAAGATCTGGCATTCTTTACTAAATACAAAATCAAAGGTGATGATAGACCTGATATTGTTGCGAATGAAATCTATGGTGACCCAACCTATGATTGGTTAGTGTTAATGGCAAATAATATTATAAACATTCAATCAGAATGGCCTTTAACTCAATTACAATTTGACAAATACTTAATTAATAAGTATGAAACTTATGATAATCTATACAGTGGAATTCATCATTATGAATCAATAGAATGTAAAAGCAGTAGAGGAGTAACTATGCTTCCTACAGGTACTACTGTTAAAAAGGGATACACATATACATATTGGGATGAATATGCAAAAACTAGAGTAACAACTCCAGACCTTTCTACACCCATATCAAACTATGATTATGAAACCAAAATTGAAGACGAAAAAAGAAATATATACCTTCTCAAACCATTATATCTAGGAACTGCTTCTGATAATATAGAAACTATTATGGATTACAAAAAAGGTTCCAGCGATTATGTCACTGAAACCCTTAAAAATGCAGATAATATTAAATTAACTGACTGATATCATTCATCAGCAAGTTTTTGGAAGTATGCAAGAGCATCGTCCTCATCAGATGATGATGCTGAACTTGGAGTAATTGCATCAGCAATAGAAGCTTCTACAGTAGAATTAAACTTGGGGGTAAATGATCCACGATCACTATCCTCATTAGAAACTTCCTCATCCAAACGTGGACGTGCAGAAGTCTTTTGTCCAAGAACATACTTCAGACGCTTCTCAAGATCCTCATAGGACTTGAATTGGTCAGGAGCAGTTACAGCAGCAAGAGAATACTGCTTCTTCCACAATGCTTCTAGTGCATCGTCATCATCAAGAAGTGGTGATGGTGCAGCAAACTCTGACTTATCATAGTTCCAGTATCCATCCTTCCTAACAATCTTAAGTTTGAAATCCGCACCTTGCCAGAAGTCAAAAGGATTGATTGCCTCTTCATCTTCAAACTCAGGTTGCATTACATCCATGATCTTATCAAAGATCTTCTTACCAAACTTATAAAGGAATACTTGTCCTTCATTGTCAGGATTAGTAGGATCTTTTACGACATAAATGTTAGCATAAAAAGACAACTTACGTTTCTGTTTACGAACAACATCCTTATCGGATTCATTACCACTGTTCCATAGTTCACGATTATGCTCTGATACAGGATCCTTACCACCAGTTGTAGTAAGTGAATTTTCAATATACCATCCACCAGGGCCTTGGAAGGCATGTGAGTAAAGTTTTACCCACGGTAGATCTTCTCCATCAGGAGCAGGTAGAAATCGAATTACGGCATATCCATTACCAACTTTATCAACTTCTGGTTTCCAGAGACGGTCATCACCACCTCCACCACTATTATTAACTTTCTCTACTTCCTTGACCAACTTAGCAGTCAATGAACCAAGAGATGATTGCTTTTTTAGATTAGCAAACGACATTAGATTACCTCGGATTTTTTGAGATTTGGCTTGTTTGTACTCTTGTATTTTACAACGGAAAATCGTCCTTGTCAATCATCTGACGCATCTGGTTTAAGAGTTGCGACATATTATTAAATATGATATTCATATCAACATTTGCAGGAAGACCCATGAGTAGTGCAGAATTTGCAATCTGCTCTTTCATATTTTTTGCATGTGGATCATCAGAAAGACTTAGACGTGTGTAAAGAATTCTTTGTTTCTCTAATAGGCGTTCTAGGTCTGCAACATGTTCAATCTTTTTTTCCTTATCTAAAGATGGAAATGCAAATACAGTTGAATAAATATCCTCTTGGAGTTCTGCAATTTCTGCAATCTCCGCACGGACAACTTCTGAATCAAAAAAAGACATTATTCACTTTCAGGAATATTATCTTCTTCTGAAGCAACAACTTCATCTTGAGGAGTATTAACTTCTTCTGAAGCAACAACTTCATCTTGAGGTGGATTATTAGTCTCCTCAATCTGCGTTAAAATATCAATAGCACCAAGAATCTTAAGATGATTCGCGGTCAAATTATCATGAGCAGATTTTAATTCAGAAAGTTGTTTTTCAATTTTTTCACGTTGTTCTTGTAAATTTGCAAGAACATCTGCATTTTTAAGGACCATAATTATTATCTCCTAGATGATTATTTAATAGAATACAGTTATTATTTATTAGTGTTAACAAAATATCTCTTTTCGTAATACCTCTACACTTTTTCATGCAAAAAAGTAATGGGAGAAAAAAGCTGACGGGATAATTATCCGTCTTTTATGGAATTAAAAGTTGATTTTCCTACAGTTAAACTCCACAAACCTCTTTAAGTATCTTTTTATATTTGAGAGAATCTATATGTAAGAATGGTTTATACTTTTTAATTCTACGACTCATAGTTTCCCATACAGGATCTTTAAGTCTCTTATCATAGTTAACACCATACTCAAATATTATATCACATATTACCAAAGTTTCAAGTGATGTTTTTCCACCAAGATAACTTTTTAAAATATGAGAATGACCTTTAGAACAATTAAATACCTCATCTACTTTTTTATTTTCAAATAGTTGTTGAGACTCTTCTTTAAAAATATAAGAGAGTGATTGTATTCTTTTCTGCCAAGACTTATATCTATCTTCACCTTTCTGAATGATCTCACCAATCCACAATGACTCTGGATCATCACATGAAATAAAATTAGATACAAAGAACTCTTCTACTTCTTTATCAGTCTTCTGTCTTGAAAATTTCTCAAACCAAAATCTGTCCTTCCTCTTATAGAAGGCTTTAACTGTTGCTCTGGTCTTACCACGATACTTAATATAATCGTAATGATCTTTAGTAAAGTGATTCTTCAGAGACAAATAACAACGATATGCATCAAACGGCACCATTCACTCCTCTTCTTCTACACATTCTAATTCTCCAATAGCATCCACAGGAACTTCTGCATTTCCTAAACGATACCAAGGCACCATATCACCTGTCTTATAACTTACACGATCACCAAGATACTCAATATCTAAACCATCATCCTCTCTTATTATTGCTTGAAGGCGATAGTGCATTAATTCAGATTTAGAAGGCATTATTTTTGCTCAATTATAGTTGATTGTCCCTTTATTATATTAAAGGCCAGCGTTATTCTTTCTTTATCTACAGTTTGTTCTTTTACATGATGTATACACTGACTGGGCCACATAAGCATTGTCCCATTTTTACCTTCATATGATAAATCAAACTCATCAAATGTAGTAGGATGATTATGATTCTTATAGTACATCACACCTGATACAAAACCTGCATGATTGTGTGATGGGTTATCATCTCCCTTATATGCAAAATTGGTCCAAAGATCATATGAGTCAAAATGCCCGTTCCATTTCCTCAAAGAAAATTCACGATGCATTGCCCCCATTCCCCAATAACTTGCAGTTAACCTTAATACCCATGCTAACCAATATGACTCTTCAATCATAGAAGGTAGAATAGAACATTGATACGAATTATGCCTTTTTCCATCCATAGCCAGATATCCCACATTCTCATGGGATTTCAATTCTGCTAATGGGTGCCTCATAGTCTTTTTACTATAATCTACCCATTGCCTCAATTCTCCCATTATAGGCTTAGGAATATCAAATTGCAATACAGGACATCCTTCCCGTAATCTTGTCATAGACATTATATCTTTCATTTTAAAAAAAGTAATAGAACGATTTTTTTACTGGACTTTTTTTGCGCCCTTTTTTGGAATAAAAAGTCGAATTTCCCCTCAGATAGGAAGTTTTGCACGGGAACTACGCTTTAAAAAGTTAAGCTCTTGTGCTTCATACTTAATCTTCTCTTTCAATGGTTTAGATATAAGTTTAGGTACTGATTCAACATCAATACTATTCTTCTCACAAAAGTGAATGATAGCATCAATATAATTCATCTCAATATTAACTTGAACAAGAGATTCTATTTCTTGTGCAAAACGAGCAGGACAAAAGAACTTGCTCTCCATTACCTTTTCTAGTTCATTTTCAGGCATTCTCTGTCCCAGTACGGTTAGATACAAATTCTTTAATATATCTTACTAATAACTTAATATAGTCCCCTTTGTTCCTTTTGTCAAATACTTCTACTTCACCACCAGGAGTTACCATAATAGTAATAAGTTTTTTAACAGGGATTTCAGTTAATTCATAGTAAGCAGCAGCATAAAAAGTTTCCTGAACGAAATAGTTTTCCATCCACTTCTCAGGTTTAATCTTTTCAGATGTTTTAAAGTCTATTACTGCTAATTCACCCTCATATTCACCTATACAATCAACTCTACCCGCAAGACCAAGGTATTCTGAGTATAAAGTTCTTTCTATAGCGTGTATGTTATTTATCTTATCCAAATATGGCTTAGCATGATGAAACATAAATTTGGTAAGAGGTTTAAATTCCTCCCAATCCATCTCCAAGTTCATCAAATACGCTTGGGCCGCTTCATGGAAATCAGTACCACGCGAGGTTGCTTTCTTCGTAATACGGTTCGCCTCCTCAAGGCCAATTCTCTTTCTCCACTTAATGAAAATATCCCTATTATAAAAGCTGGTAACCGAAGTGATAGAAGGAACCCAATTACCATCAGGGAGTTGATATAATCTACAACCGGGAGTCTCTTTTTTAACAAGTTCAATGTCACCTAAAAAATTACAATGAGTAAAGGTCATAAACCAAGTTCCAATTTAGCAATAATGTATTCTTTGACTAATCCAGAGCGAACAATATCTTCTACTCCAAATTCAACAACATCAACAGATGGCATAAGACGTAAAATTCTCATAAAATCCATGATACCATTTCTTTCATTGGTTTTAACAAGATCTGATTGGGAAGCATCCCCACAAAACATAATCTTAGAGTCTTGACCAACTCTTGTCATTATACTATCAAGTTCGTGATAATTCAAGTTTTGGTATTCATCAACTATAATAATTGACTTATCAAAGGTTGTTCCTCTAATAAATGAGGTGCTCCAAAAGTCAATAGTATCCTGTGCTTTCAAATTACCATACAGCATTTCAAAGTCTGCCTCAGTAGGCATTTGGAACATATACTTTACCATAGCCTTGTAAGGAATTTGATAAAGAGTGGACTTATCTTCATGATCGCCAGGAAGGAAGCCAATTTCCCTAGTAGCAACAAGACTCCTAACAATATAAATCTTTTCGTAAGGAGTTTCTTGGTCCAGGACATCTCTAAGTGCATTATAGAGTGTAATAAATGTTTTACCAGTACCGGCACATCCATAAGCAACCAAGTTCTTATTCTCTGCATAGGCATTAAATAAAATTTGTTGATTTGTTGTGAGAGGTTCAATAACTCTCAACATATCGGCATTAATTGGTTTCTTTCTCTTCATCTGCTTAACTGTGAGCCCAACCCCTATTGGTTGATCTGTCTTTTTCTTTCTTGGCATACTTAAATAGGTCTTACATTAGATCTAGGAGCTTTAGATACCTTATGAAGTACATCATTCCATCCTGGATGCGACTTCATAAGTTTATCATAACATTCTCCCACCTCTCCAACGCCAGCAACTCCTGCCATCCAATCTTTATCCCAATCAGGATTCTCTTTTCTCCACTCACTATATTCTACCATAGACATAGAAAGTTCTTTTTGTTCACCTGTTTCTAGGTGTTTCACGGGGTATGTTGGCATTTGCGTATAATAATAGATAAAAATATTTATTCAATAAGAATTGATGGGGCATCTTCACAATCAGGACACCTACCATTAAGTTTCCATCCAAGTGCTTCAGCAACAGTAGGAAACTGACAAGTAAAGATGCAACGAATTGCTTCTGCAACATCCATATGCTCTTTCTGTGTCCCGTGTGCAGATCGCAAATCAATATAATGTATCCATGACCTTACTGATCCTGTCATATAAAGTCTTGTAGGTGTAGCAAGAGGAAGCACAAACCGAGCACACTCTTTTGCTACACCATTATCTAACATATCTTTATACAACCACATGGCATTATCAAAATGTTTTTGAATTCCTATACGATAATCACGTACAAGTTTAACATCCAAATCATCAATAGAATTCTGACGATTCTTTGTATCCTGTCTACGCAACTCAGGAATAGGTATAATATCATCCAACATAGAAGCATCAGCATACCGCTGTGAGAACTCCTGGAAGGTAAAGGAACGGTGCCTTAGGATCTGTGCAGCAAGTCCTCTGGTAGTATTGATCTCAACGGTCATGAATGCCTGCTCAAAGACGCTCCAGTGCCCGTGTTTGATACAGTACTTAAGAAGACCAGCGAACTTATCATTGTCCTGGTTCTTGGGGTTGCTAACGCGAGCAACATATCCCATGTGCTTCTCCGCATCAGGAGTAACACTTACTAATTTAATTTCTGGTTTCATAGTTAATCTGGGTATCCATCGTCATCATCCCATTGTTCATCATAATCTGAAGGTGGGGAAGAGAACGCATCAGAATTTTTATATGAATCAACATCAGAATGTACTTCAGATTCTAATGCATCCACAAGAGACTTAAGATTTCTAACAATGAGTTTTAATCTTTCTTTTTTAAGGTCTTCCATTATAATTCCATTTCCCTTTAATTATAATACAAAAAAAGGACTTGTCAAGCAAGTCCTTTTGATACTAGGTAAGTTACGACACCAAGACCCAATTCAGACGTGATGAGAAATACCACGGTAATTAAGGTCGGCACTAGAATGTGAGGCAACCTTGTGATTAAGGGAGCTTTTATAGTGCTTTCCACGATACACATGCTCAACAGACTCGCTGCTGGCTTGCTCTGGCTTGGAAGGTGTATAGGATACACCGCGATAGATAGTCATGATTTTACTCCTAAAGTAGTTGGATTTTTAGCCCCGTTCCTTTAGTCGGCTTTTGCGTCTTATGTTGATGTTGATTTAATACAACGTGATGGGATTCTCATATCTTTTATGATGCCATCCTTCTCACGATCAGAGAGTATCGTACTTTCTTCCACAACCTCAACAGTTTCCTTCCATGCTTGGCAGGACATAGCAATGTTTGGTTGATTTGTAAGTAGGAATAACTCTAACATAAGATGAACGAACTCCGTTCCGAGTCGGCTTACTTGCGTCCTATTTTTCTAAAAAACACTGCGGATCTGTACTCTCAATAAAAAGGAAAGTCAAATCTATCTTTTCAGATTTGGTTAATAGGGAGGATCTCCCAATAGTACCTTGTAACCAATCATACTGATTACAATTAAGTAAAGTATAATCTGGTTCAACAACTGAAAATAGCAGTGGTAATAAAAACATAGGATGAACGATATGTGTATCATAACACATAGTGGATTATTTAGTCAAGAACAATCTTAAAATAGTATTAAATGATACTATTGTGTATCAAGATGATACCAAAACTATTAAGAAATATATATTTTACCTCAATATTTCTGCTAGTCCTGCTGCATGTTTATTAGATCTAGTTATTTTATATACCCAAATCCTTTCCATTAAACTCACATCACGACCAAGCCTTATCCTACAACAAATATCAGTAAGTTTTAATCTGTAACTTGTGCTTAACATTTTCTATTGCCAAGGGTAAAATACGATGCTCTTCTCTTTGGATACGCTTAGTTAATGTTTCTAATGTATCCCTATGCCCGATAGCAACCTCTGCTTGACATATTATAGCACCAGAATCAAGTTCCTCCGTCACATAATGAA